ATGAGTGATATAAATAATTTCTTCTTTATATCACTCATCTTAACACCCTCAGCATTTAATAAAACATCCGCTTTAGGCCATATGATGAATATAAAATCATACTCAGCAACTCTATTATATTGGAATAAAGGAATATGATCAGCATCCAAAGCATTCATCCATGCAAACTCAGTTCTCATATTCTTATGGTCTGCGGGTACTTTACCTATAAACCCCATCTCAGTTAAAAATGCTATTTTCATATTGTATTGTAGTAGGCGTTTTGTCTTTCTTGTCTTTTTATTTCTTTAGGATGATATAGACAACATTCATCAATTGGTGGTAACGCTGCGTATTGATTATAACCAGTTAATCGTTCATGTACTTTATTCACCCACTTAATGCCCTTACGGTTTCTCCATATACGCCATTGGTAGTCAGGAAAATTAACCCTACTATCTTGAACATTCCAACCCCATTGTTTAATATGAGTATCAGTTAATCCCTCCACAGTGTTAATTCTAGGTGTTAGAAAAACATCTATTTCAGGATTAGCGTCAAGTATATCTGGTAAGTTATATATTAGTTCTGGGTGTGGGTATTCATCAGCATCAATTTGGAATATAGTGTCACAAACACATAATTCAGATAGATGATTTTTAAATGAAGCAAAGTCATTGTTTAATGGATAAGTATATTTTATTAGGTTGTACTTTTTAATTACAGCTTTTACTTCATCTGTAGCTGTAATATCCATTTGTACTACTATTTGATCTTCTTTTATTCTAGTAGATGACCATAGTTGATCTAATAAACGATCTAATTCAACATGTTCATTACATGCTGTGATTGCGTAACTAATTGATGGCATAACATATTAATTATTAAATACTCCAATGTAATCACATGCTTCAATAAACTCATTTGGTTGAAACATTTTAAGTGATTTCTTATTCATTCTATGAGTGTAATACTCATCTTTAGTTCCTGGTATTGGGTATTTTTGTTTTTCATCTTCAGGTACAGATTCAGCTAATGTTGCTGCCCAACCCCAAGCATCTTTATTTGGACCGTTTGGGAATACCATTCCCTTATCATGAACGTTAATTACTGTTGGATACCAAACTCTACCTTTTTCATCTTTGTACTTTAAGTCTTTAAATAACTCAGGTAGTGTTTCTTCGTATTCTTCAAAATTAAATTCACCTTCAACTTGTAAATCACTAGTTTGTGATCCACATCCGAAACAATAGTATCCATTATGGAATTCATTTATTGGTGTTATATAACATGCGTCACCTCCGCATTTAGGGCATATTGTTAAATTGTCTATCATATTGTTTAGTTTATATCATCTTCAAAAGCGTGACCAGAGCAAGGTGGTATTCGTTGACCATAATCATCATACTCAACATCATAGTGAGTACCTTCATTTCCGTTTTGTCCTATAATATCAATCCTCTTATCTTCTGTCCATTTACCAAAGAAATCATTTTCTAATTCTTCTCTATCCTCATAGTCACTCACTTTAGATAATTCATCTTTTAGTGTATCCCATTGTTTAGGAGTAGGAGCATACTCATGAGCGGCGGAAATAAATCCTTTCATCCATGTTATGAATTCTCTACTTGTCATTATAATTTAGGTATTTCTAATTTACGTAATGTAGGCATCTTTAATTCAACTCGCTTAGGTATTCTAGTTTCAAATATAATATCTAATAACTCAGCCATCTTATCAAAGTTAAAATCAGTTTTTGATTTATGTGCTTGGCGTTTTGATCTAGGAAGATACTTATCATAATTAGCATACATATCTGTTAATATGTTACCTACCTCAACATAGTCTGGAGTAAACCAATGTGCTTCAGCTAATATCATATCTTTCACTTGAGCTGAATGATGTACTGGTTTTAATTCGCCTCCAACTAATATAGCAAAATCTTTATCTAAGAAATCTGTATGTCCACTCCATCCACTAGCGATGATAGGTTTTTTACTTAAAGTAAACTCAAGTAATGGTCTACCAAATCCTTCACCTTTAGTAAGTGAAATAAATGCTTTTACTTTTGGATGGTTATAAAGATAATTCATTTCTTCATCTTCTAATTCACCGTGTAACAAGTATATGTTAGGTAAAGTACCCTTAACTAAGTTACGTACGTCATTTATTTTCTTTAATGTTTCCTCTCTATCCATTACTGATGTAGTAGCACTATTAGTTTTAATGATAAGTCCTGGTTTATTCTTTTTGTTTTTAAATGTTTCTAGAAACGACTTAATCATCATACCAACATTCTTTCTGTCTTCACCTAACTCACCTTGTAACCAATGACCTACAAACAAGAAATTAAAATTCTCATCTATCTCATCTAATGCTGTCACTAAGTCATTCTCAGGTATATCAGCATCCTCCATATGGAAGTACTTATCTAAATCAACACCTTCAAATAATACTTCTATTGGTGTTTTAACAACTATTTCTTCATTAGTATCTTTTCTAATTACTTTAGTTGACTCAAATACTTGTTTAGCATGATTAGATGATACTAAAATTAAGTTCATTCTATTACATCCTTCAATCCAACTTGGATCACATACTGTAGTTTCAATACCTGCTGTGATACCAATATTATATTCACCTACTGCTTGAAACTCATTTGGTACAGTTAATTGAATCCACACATCTGGTTTTCTAGGTAGTTGACCATTATCTAAAAATGTATCTAAGATAGCTTTATGTTCTGGTACTTCTGGTTTTAGGAATCCAAATGGTGTTGCTCCCCATCTTTGTGATAATGTTTTAATTTCAAACTTATCATATTTTTGTAATGCCCAAATCAAATCACGTGCGCGTGCTCCATATCCTGAATGTGTATCTGCGGGGCAACTTATTACTAACAACGGTTTACTCATAACTAGTATATTAATTTATGTCTTATATGTTTTTTCTTTAATGGTGAATCGATCTTAATCAATTCAAATTTATGTCTTGGTTTCCATTTATCAAATGTTTCATCGATAATGTCAATTGCGTTCTTACACATCAATCTAGCGGATTGCATTGATTCGTCTGATGTAACCCAATCTCTACCTAATTTACCTCTACGTTCTCTTTCTTCAGCAGGCATATCATAAACTTCTTTAATTGCTTTAGCTACATCTCTGAAGTCACATCTATCATCCCAAATGTAAGGTGTAGGTACTGAACCAACTAAACTTAAGTTAGTAGGAAATACTGGTATAACCCATTCACCACATTTCTTATAAGTGCCCATGTGGTTAGAACAAAATTCATCATCAAAATCAATCCACTTACCATTCTCATCTTCAAAACGCATTTGGTCTTGCATACCACCTGTTACGTTACCAATAATCATTTTCTCAGCCATCATTGACTCAGTTAATGATAAACCCCATCCTTCATTAGATGAAATTAACATAGTAACATCAGCTAAGTTGTATAAGTAATTCATACTGTCAACTCCTACTCTACCATCACTAAACACGATATTGTGTTTTTCAGGATCAAGTAATAAGTCTTTAACAGCATTTAAATCAGTTCCATTCTCATCTACTATTGCTGTATGCATTAATAAACATACTTTGCTTTGTTGTTCTTCAGTTAATGAGTCTAAGAATACTCTATATGATGCAATCACATCACCTGGATTTTTACGGCGTATGTTTCTTGAATTAAACAAGATAACAAACTCATAATCTTTACCTTGGAATAATTGTTTTTTAAATTCTTGTAAATCTTTCCATTTCTCATGAGTTGGAGTCATTTTGAAGAAATGTTCTTCATTAATACCATGAGGGATATATTTAATAACTTTATCCTTAGCTTTCTCACCTAACACAATTCTATTAATGTTAGCTGTTTGTTTACTAATAGCCATTAACGCATCACATGATTCATAATATGGCTCATTGTATAATGGAGCCGGATAGTCATCCCATATGTTAAGATAAATCATAGGCATTGTTCTTCTGATTTCATTCTCAATTTGGAATAACCAAGTAAAATATCTTGGATCAGTAATGAACATTAATGCATCTGGTTTCTCAGCTTTAAAAAGCGCTCTTAATAACTCAGGTGAACCATATCCTGAAGTAGGATAGAGATAAACACTAGCATCTGTGATACCTGCTATCTCGTTTGTACTATCATTTAAGTCGAATCGTTTACCTTGTTCTGGGTGATGAACTGCACCCCCAATGTTAACCCAATTAAAGTGATGGGCAGTACCAATAACTATTTCTCTTGAAACTGTTGATACTCCACTCGTCATTCTGATATCATCAGATATAAGGAGTATTTTTTTACGTTTGTCTCGGGGAATATATGTCCCTTCGAAGTTGTGAATCATAGACATTATTAACTTTATTTAATTATAAACTACCTGATACTGATATGTTTGTGTGTGCATGTATTTGTTTTCTGAATTCTTCATCAGTAACATACATATGCATACAACGATCAGCTAATTTTTGAAATGAGAATTTGGTGCGGACACATAACACCTTAAATTCGTCGAATAACCCTGTGTTAACTTTAACACTAGTTAATTGTAACTTGTTTTTATCTTCCATAATATTGTTTTATATAAATATATACGGACGTCACAAATACTACTGTTTTTCCAACATTTGTTTTATTTTCTCTAGATACAATATGGCGTCCATATGTTCCTGTTTAGCGTGCTCTATCCATTCAATTAACGTTAAATCTTCGCGGTCTAGGTCAACACCATATTTTTGCTTACCCGCTTCAGCACGGCGTTTAAATTGGTTTATTACACTAGTAACAACCGAATCTAATTTATTTTCCATTGATTTGTTTTAGTATATCTTTAATATCATCCTTAGATAATAAGTCAATATAATCCTTTGCTTCACGTTTACTTACTTGATAATATGCTTGTACAGCTTCAATTTCATCTGGTTTGTATTTAGATGATGTTTTGCCTTTAATATATTTTAAATAAACGTTTGATTTAGGTATTATATCCTTATACAATGAATATAAGTTTTCACTTTTCATTTGCCAAGTATTCTTCTGAATAAGGTTAACTAATTCAATATAATCTTGGTTCATACTTAGGTAGCGATTGATCATATAATTACTCCATCCCTCATCCCCTAGATATGATCCTTTAGTTGTAGTAATATTTTTTAGATGGTCAAATATTGTTGGCATTATAGTACTTATTCTTTATTTATATTGCTCTATAGGTGTATTCATTAATAAAAGCTCTTTAGTATCTTCTCTAACATATATAGCCACTACAGGCTTATCTAAGCGATACTTTACATCTTCACTATCACCACCCATATATTCTGCATTCTCTACTTCATAGTCATTCATTGTATCTGGTAATCGATTAATGAATTGTTTTAATTCTGCTATTGTCATATTATATATTTTTAAATTTCTACAATACTTTCTTCTTATTAGTGTCTAATATACGGGCTATGCAAGCGCTAAAATTAATTTCTTTATCTGGTACTACACTTGCTCTCCAAATAAAATCATCTAATACAATAGATAATTCAGCATCATTACCATAACTGAATTCATTTAAGTGTTCAAACATATAACGATATGCTGTTTGAAAGTCAGTTATTTGTTCATCAGCAACTAATTGTCTAATGTTGTACCATGCTTTATTGTCTCGTGATTTAAGATGATTAACTAACTCATTACACCAGTTAATATTTTTCTTAACAGCAACAAAAGCATTATCTTTAATTCCTGCTTGTAAGTTCTTAATCATAGAACGAACATCAGGATAATACTCATTAACTAATGAAGCTACTTCTTTAATATCATATGTTATTCCTTCCTTGTCTAAGATATTCTTACATAAGTGTTTTGCAATAGCACCTTTAGATGGAGGTACTAACTTATGTATTTCACATCTTGATTGTAACGGATCAATAAAGATGTGAAATACAT